TATCCATGTAGTTTTAAATACCATATATTATGAACAATCTATGAATAATATATGTATGATTTATGTACTATTTATGGATAGATTATGAATATATAATAGTGAATGAATTATGAATATTATGTATAGATTATGTATTAAATATGAACAAATTATGAACAAATCAAAATAGAAACGATTCCTATTATCCTATGCACGAACCCCGTGAACGGTCGTTTACTTACAATTGTATCAAATCCATAAACAATTTAAAAATCCTATCATATTTTACCATCTTTTCAAATTGTCTATACAATTTAGAATCTGCCATCTCCGGTCTATCTCCTGTTATCCCGTCTGTGATCCTATCCAGAATACCCGATAAAATTTTAGTTTCATTACATTAACTTTATATCCTGCACCGCCCCGTGTTTTTACCCCTGTCAAAAATGTCAAGAAATAACAAAACTTGACTTTTTTACACTTCCCACAAAAGTGCAAAAGTTAGTTTTATTCAACAATAGCAAGGCTTTTCGGGAATTGCATATTACACTATTTTAATCCGATTTTATGATTCTGTTTTATAATGTATACCAGTAGGACGGGGATAGTTTACATTTGTAATTTTAATATGATATTGTCATATCCACTGATGAGTTCGACTCACACTACTTGTCCAAAAATCAAAACTGGTAATCCATCACCCCACACTCACCACCAGTAGAAAAATTTCTCATCATCATACCACCTCATAAATTACACCAAATCTACACACAATTCACTAAAATATTTAAAATGAGTTCGAGACAGAGTTCGACCGCACCCTTACATATCAACATAAAATAAATTTTCTGACAATTCTAAATCACCAATTTTTACCCAAATTTACCTACTCCAAATCACAATATCCCTTGCAAAATCTAACAATTTACGAAGTCCTCTCGAAGGGATACCTAATTATATATCTCAAGATCATAAACTTAATTTAATTTTATCATCCTGCAATAACCCAAATTCCCTTACCGCATCTACCTAAAATGCAGCAATCACTTCCTATTAAAAGTACACATCACTCTCCCATCTCAATCAAAATTATCACCCAAAGTACCTATCTCGAAGTCCACAATCTCACATCATCAGGAAATACCGCTCTAAATTGTGTCAAACTTTTACACAATTCTAATCACAAAAATTCACTCAAAAATACATCATAAAAACTTGAAATGCCAAAGTGACACTTCAAGATACAATCATTTCAATTTCATATTAATCTCATATCATCTACAACTCTAAAATCAATTCTATACTCACTATCCTAATGTACAACTTAGAATAAACATCACAACTGCCCTCGCTTGAGCAATTTAACACCTGTACATTACAATTTTTAAATTAAATCTACATCATATAATCTACAACAAATATCTCAATCAGAATCTCAAACAGAGAATATTAGATAAAAAGATACGTGGGGGATACTTTTACATCTACAAAAAATCATTACTCTCATATCCACCTATCTTAAAATTTTCACCGACTAAAAATAGATCCTCTTTATTTCAAATGGAGAATCTATAACCAGAAACACGCAAACTAAATATTTCAATCCGTAAAAAGAGAAATAGTAATTATCAAAAATTATCAAAATAAAAAGGAGATTACACAAATGAATAATAAAATTAACAGTAATGAATATTTGACTAAATATTTTAATGGTACAAGATTATATCCTATCAATCTTATTAATTATTTTAAACATTATTACCTTATTAATTATTTTAAACATTATTACAATTATGATTTTTGCTACCAACATAATGATAATAATTTTGATGGATCTTTCGATATTATTTTGGATTATCAAGATGCATATAGATTAATTACTTCAAATATATTTCAACCACTTACAATATGCAAATGGAATCTTTCATCGGCAACATTATCAAAAATCACAGATATAACAAACAAATATCTTTTCGATAAGAGAATATACATACCAGGAATAACACCACAATCATACTACTATCTCTCAAGAGGTTATGATAAATCAATTAGAGAGTTATGTTATTTCATAAAACTAATATTAGATTCAGAAAAGAGTCAATTTTCATATAATCCATATCCACCAGAATATACAGTACAAAATTATAAATCTGATATGGAGAATTTATATAAGGCGATTATTTCACAGAAGATACTTAACTTATATACAACACAAAATAACTCTACTAAACAGAGAAGTAATAATCAAGAAACAATGAGCTGCTTAAAACTCATTGCTGATAGAAACAACACAAATAAGAAATTTCACAAATAAATAAAGGAGATTAACCATGAATAATTTAACATTAGTAACAACAGAAAAATTCAACAACTCTATTGAATGTAATTTTTACAAAAATAATGATAATGAAATTTTACTTACTCGGAAACAAATTGGTATTGCATTAGGATATAAGCATCCTGATATTGCAATATCAAATATTCATTCAAGACACAAATCAAGACTAGATAAATTTTCAGTACTATCCAATTTGAGTAGTACTGACGGAAAGACATATGAAACCATACTTTACAGTCGTAAGGGTGTAATGGAGATTTGTAGACATAGCAATAAATCAAAAGCAAATGAATTTATGGACTGGGTATGGGATATTGTAGATAAATACATAAGAGGTGAAATTATAGATAAGAAAGAAATTCAAAATTTATTTTACAAACTTACAGAAGCTACAACACAAGGATTCCAAAATATGAATAAAAATATGATTGATTGTTTTAATTCGCTAGATCAAAGAATATCAAAGTTGGAAAACAACGCTACTACAAAAGTATTACCAAAGAAACTGAGATTTACATATTGGCAATCAAAAATGTTTCCTAAATATCAAGCATTAGCAGAATATTTTGAGATTCAATTGAGAGATCTCTATAAGAATCTATATAGAGAATTTCAGAATATGTATCCTGATATTGAGCTAAACCAGATTGTAGATGATTATTGCTATGAGAATAAATTAGAAACTTGTTACACCTTAGACGCAATAGAGCATAATAAAACCGTAAGAGTATTATTTGAGCAGTTGGTAGATACTCTTTTGGAGAAATATGATTTAGTACTTCATAAAGAGAAACTTGTAGTGTCAACAATTTTTGATACAAAATAATTATCCTTTGTGAGAACAAATAAAAAATACACCAAAAATCAATTTGAAGGGAGAAACACATAAATGTCCACTAAGACCATTACAATTGAAAATCGCAGTCCAAAATATAATAGATTACTGAAAAACTTAGCAAACCAATCAACTGATACCATCATGGAATGGAAAACGTATTTCAAGAAATGCAAAACACATCCAAAATGTAACACTGACTATTTCATAGTGGCTATTCAAGTGTGTGAAGATATTCTAAGAGAAAGAAGAGAGAAATAATACATATGACCGATTTAGAAAAGAAATTAAATAAGATTTACAATTATGCTGATTTAATCCATTCAGAGAATCTACTAATACTATCAATTATTGGCTCACTGTTAAGAGAGGTTGATAAACCAGAGATTGAAAAATGCATTAAAACTTATATTCAGCAAAGAGAGAATATACAAAAAGGAATATATGAAGATGATGTTGAGATTACACAATAATACAAGCAAGATGTGGTTTTTTAAAATATATTTTATTTATGAATGTAATGAATAAATAAAATATATTTAGTCTGTCTTATTAAAAAGTAGTATATCTTCTTTCTGTTCAGTTTAGGACATCCAGTTGATGTCTAATTTCTAAAATTGAAAATCATACAGCACCCAGGTGTCGTAAACTGAACGCTCGTATAATATGCCCAAGTCAAAAGGAAGGCGAATATTATAAACAATTACAAAGTATATATACATACAAATTTAGTTAATGGAAAAAAATATGTTGGGATTACTCAACAAGCAGAAAAAGAAAGATGGAGTAATGGTAATGGATATAGAGAAAATAAAAAATTTTATAAAGATATTCAGAAATATGGATGGAATAATGGATTTTCACATGAAATTATAAAAGAAAATATCAGTTACAAAGAAGCAAGAACTTTAGAGAAGTTTTATATATCAAAATATGATTCAGTATTGAAAGGATATAATAATTCTAATTTTAATTTGGGTATAGCGTTTCAATTTGATTTTGATGATATTGTTCCAATAAACAATCCATATGTTGAGAATAAACACAAAGAATATTTTACCAGAGTTCCAAATAGCTTTATTCAGGTAGACATTAAAAAGAAATATCATTTACATAGAATTTTTTATCTTATATATATCTTAATTGATAAACATAGAAGTTATGAAGATCAATCATATATTGTGATTTCAGAGATATTCAATTTATGTAAATATAAGCAAACAAAACACAAACCTAAAATATTTTTTGAAATAATCAAATGTTTATTGTTTTTACATGAAAGTAACATGATTAATATTACTTCTGATTTTGATATTCATAGTGTTGGATATAATGAATGTATTCAAATGGATATTATACCAGAGAATTTTGACGCAACAGATAAATTTTCAAAAATTACATCTTCGCAACTTGACTTCATAATGATGAGTGAATCAAGTATTAACAAAGAGAATATATTAATGGTATTCCTTTATATCAATTCTTATATTTTCATTCGTCCAAAGAATAAAAATAATGAAGAAACAATAAGTGATTCGAAATCTAAACCAGAAGCATTTTTTCGCAGCATGGAAAGTATGGCAAAAGAATTGGCAATTTCAAAAGATACATTAAATCAATGTATTCAATGTTTAACTTCTTCTAGCGAAAACCAAAAACCTCTTTTGATAAAAAGAGAAGTAGGTAGTATACAACCAGATCCTAAAAAGCCACCACAAAATGTTCCAAATATCTATGTACTTAATAAAGAAGGATATGAACAAGAAATTGAATGGGCTATTTTAAAGATGCTAGAAGTATATAATGTAGATTCATTTGGAGAATTAACAGGTAAGGATGTGAAATAAATTTGACGGATAGAAAGGACGTTGATGATACACATGATTGAATAAATAAAAAAGAGAATATACATATATAACTATTAACCAGTATCACAAAAAGGAGTGATGCAATTATGAATTTTAAATCAAAGGAGAACATTAAATATGACAGAAACAGAAAACAGAAAAAACCATGAATACAGCTATAACAAAAGCTATAACAAATATTATACTATGCCAAGCAGAGAAGAATTACATAGAGGATATAGTGGTTGGTTAAACAATGCGGATTTCATTATGTCAAGAGGAAATAATCAAAAACAATCCAGAATTGCAGAAAAAATTGCATCCGATTGGCGATTCGATGAACAATGCCATAAAAATATTCTTAGTAAAGAAAGAGAGAAAAACAATGACTGAAAGAAATTTTGATAACAATAATGAAAATTGTATTGAGTTTTTATCTGGTGAACGATATGCCGTTGCAACTTTTACAAACAGGAAACATATCACTCGTTTGAAGAAAATTTATGCTGAAAGAAAAGATGAGATTAAATACTTTAGAGAAAATAAAGATGGTAGTATTTGTGTGAAATTTCCTCTTAAATGGGTAAAGATAAATCCTGGCTCTATACCTGATCCAAATAAACCCAAAAAAGTATTAACAGAAGAACAAAAGGAAAAATTGATACAGAATTTGCAAAAATATCGTGAGTCTAAAAAGAAATAGTATATACCACTACTCTCTTATGTTCAGTTTATCGTAAAATTATAAAGAAATGATAGTCAAATTTCAATTCTACGGTATCTATTGTTAAGTTGTTCCACCTACAACTTAAAATCGAAATTCACCCAAAATTTATCAATATATATTGAGAATAATTAAATAAGGAAAATATGATGAGAAAAATGGATTACAAATATTTCTCAAAAGCCAAGCAGATTGCACAGGTGTCTGATTTTCCAAAGGTACATATCGGATGTATCGCTGTTTATCAGAATCGCATTATCGGAATTGGTTGTAATACAAATAAAACTCACCCAACCCAGAAGTATTATAACCGATATAGAATAGATGACAACGATTTTGATAATTCTGAATCACTTCTACCAAAACTTCACGCAGAAATTAATTGCATAAATCAACTGAAACATTTGAATATTAATTTTTCAAAAGTGAAGTTATACATATACCGCACTAGAAAAGATATTGTGTGTGGAATGGCTAGACCTTGTGCAAGCTGTATGCAAGCGATAAAAGATCTTGGAATTAGAGAAATATATTATACAACAAATGATGGTTATTCATATGAAAAATTAGAGAAAGGATGTGTTGCTTAATGGTGTGCGCAGGTTGCCACATGAGTTATTGTCCATCAACGTGTCCTGATTATATTCCTGAGAATGCAACCCACTACTGCTCTATTTGCGGTAATGGAATTTATAACGGTGAAGAATATATAAGGAACGATGGTGATTATGCTCATTGGGAATGTATTACTGGAAAGAAAGACTTAGCTGAATGGTTAAATTATGAGATTGGAATTATGGAGGAAGATTAAAAATGAACGATGTAAATATTGGTGATATTCATTTTTTAGAAAAATGGGGCGTATGCAAATACAATGATGTAGATGACTCAAAATTGTATTCATGTACCAACTGTGAACATTTTGAAAATTGTATGGATGATGCTAATTTTGCATATGTAGGTTACGAAATGTTTTGCGATTCTATTGTTGGATGTGGATATGATTCAATGGATGAATTTTGGGAATGCAATGGTATTTAATGGGGGTATAAATGTTAGACACGCAAATTAATATGTATAGTGTAGATACTGGTCATTTTTATAGTAATTCAGAAAAGTATCTTCACGAAATGAATTGTAAATATCGAAGAGAACGAAACTATATTAGTAATAAACTTGATGGAATTAAAAAAGATTTTAATACTATTGGATGTTCTGATGATACATATGAGTTGATTAAAAAAGATATTAAATATATTTTGAGTGATAGAGAAAAAACATCAATAACCGATATGGATCAATTTAATCAGCTCAGAAATCAACTAAATTATTGGAATCATTTAATTGCACATAAAAGAAAGAAAGCTAATGAATCAAAAGAGAAATTGTTAAAAATTCTTGCAACTAAGGTTTATGAAAAAGAGAACACTACAAAACATAATGAAGAAAATGAAATAAAAAAAGATATACCATTGCGATATTTAAGACAAGAAGAATTGAAAGATACAAATGTTATTTCAGTTTTTGAATCTTCTCTTACCAGAACTATTGGAATTAAAAAAGATGAACTTACAGATGCTCTTATCGTAGTGCAGGTTTATTATTTCGATGTTTTTAAAGACTTATCTTTTTATGGTTTTATGTATAAAGGTGAAAAATATAGATATTTTACATCATCAGCAGGACAAATTCGTAAAAAGAAAGCAGTTTTTATAAAAGAATCTGTATGGAATCAGGTAGAAAAAACCGTAATGTGTGGATTAACGATTGATAAAATCAATTCTAAAGGTGGTAATAATGTTAATAAACATTTGGCTTACATGGCATTAGCAAATTCAGCAACAGATCAATGGGTTGATTTTGATATTGATAGATGTATCGTAATTGACGATTTTGAAACTAATGTTCCTGGTACATTTGATTTTATAGATGAGACAGATTATTCAATTGAAAGAAAAACTGGTTTAGTGCCAATTCCACACACTGATGGAGCTGGAATGATCTTACCATGTCTTATGAATAAAAATACAATGTTTCGTGCGCCGTGGATAAAAGGATTGCTAGGTGTATTTGATTTTGTAAAGTTTATAAAAGTAAACAACTACTCTCCTATCATCAAAGATATATATGGTAAAGAACACGATGTCATCGAAGAAAATATTCAAATTATATTTACAAAGAGTCAGTTTAAAATGTACAAGTTCTATGATTCATGGGATGAATACAAAACATACTTTAAAAAATATAATTGTCAAGCTGGTAGATGTAATACAGAAGAAGATAGAGTTAAAAATGCAAAAATCAACTATCAGATGTTGCAAACTCTTACCAATATATCGGATGAAGAAATATTACTTTTAGCATCTAAGTCAATCGAAAAGATTACTAATATATGTACATCAGAAAAAACAATGATGGAAGTATTAGGAATTACCCCATATAACGATAATATGACACCGTTTCAAAAAGCGGTTAAAATATATCCTGCGTTATTAAATGATACATATGCAAAAGATGTTATTAGAGAAGTAAAAAATAGTCTTCTCAAACAATATCGTAGTGGTCGATTAGACATTAATGGGAAATATACATTTTTACTTCCTGATTTTTATGCCGCATGTGAATATTGGTTTGGACACATTGAAACCCCAACAGGATTATTAGCAGATAAAGAAGTATTTTGTTGGTTATTCAAATATTATGATAAATTAGATTGTCTTAGAAGTCCACATTTATATAAAGAACATGCTATACGATTTAATGTTGCCAATAAAGTATACGGAGAAAGAGTTGAAAAAATCAGAAAATGGTTTACAACTAATGCCGTTTATACCAGTACATATGATTTAATTAGTAAGATTCTTCAATTTGATGTTGACGGTGATAAATCTCTTGTTGTAGCTGATCAAGATTTTATTCGTATTGCTGAAAGAAATATGAATGGTATTGTTCCATTATATTATAATATGCAAAAAGCAAAACCAGTCGAGTTGAATAATAAAAATATTTATGCAGGATTAAATGCTGCATTTACTGGTGGAAATATCGGCATTTATAGTAATAATATTTCAAAGATTTGGAACAGTGACATTTTCATTGACGGTACAGATGAAGAGAAACAACATGCTACTAATTGTGTAAAGCGATTATGTTGTCAGAATAATTTTGTTATTGACTTCGCCAAGACACTATATAAACCAGAGTTTCCAAAAGAAATATCTGCACAGATTAAGGAATTTACTAATAAAAAATTACCTGCATTTTTTGAATATGCAAAGGATAAAAAAGTTAGTGAGGATGAAAATAAGACTCAAGTAGAAAAAAGAAATGGAAGTTTTGTAAATAAACTTTATAGCGTAATTCCAAATAAGGCAATTAACACAAGGGGATTACAACTTGGAAAACTTGATTATCATAAAATGATGAGCAATGTTAATACAACTTGTAAAAAAGAAGTATCTGATTTATATGATGAATTAAATAAAAAGTACAGGTACAAAATCAATATGAAAGATGAATATATTGATAATCTGAGATATGTTGCTTGTCAAATTCGAGATGAATTTTCAAAGTTTGGCTATTCAAATGAAGAATTAACAGACATGCTTGTTAAATATTTATATGGAAATAACAAAAGATCAAAACAATTATTTTGGTTTTGTTATGGTCAATACGTTGTAAAAAATCTTGAGTCTAATATTCCTATAAAGAAAACTAAATTTATTCAGTGCGTTGATTGTGGAGAATGGTTTGAGGTTGATATAAAAGATACTAAATCCTGTCGATGCGAAGAATGTCAATTAAAAGAAAAGCGTAGAATTGATAGAGAATATCGTAGAAAAAAAAGAATGTCGATTTAGCAAAAACACCCATTGCGCATGGGCGAAAATATTTTACCAAAAATAAAAACACCCATTGCGCATGGGCGAAAATATTTTTTCATTTGTGGCTATATGGAGAGCATACCACAACAGCTATGCTGAAATTACAAATGAATATGCTCAATAAAACGATCGTAAACAGATGGGAGGAATAATATTATTTGACGATTAATCAAGAAAATATTATCAAAGAGATTTCAAAAAAAGAAGATATAGATATAGCGACAGTCCGAAAAGTTTTCAAATCGGCAGAGGGTATTATTTTCGACTATTTATCTTCTACTACTCCCACTGATAAAACAGTGGTTAAATTATTGGACGGATTGAGTTTGGAATGTAAATATGTTCCATCACAAGAAATTCATAGATATGAAGATATTCAATGTGATGAAAAAATTTGGGTAAAGCCAAAAATCACACGACATTATAACAGAAAACTCAATGGTTATTTTGAAAATTAGTTAAAAAGGAGAAATCTTAGTTTCTTATGAATATCTGAGAGTATCTCGATAGAAATACAGTTATGATTAGTTTGGCGACTAATTGGTATATAATCGGCGGTTGCACTGATTCTTCCCCTTTCGCTACAGTGCTTCCGTTGATTAAAAATATAACAATGCGGATTAGAGAAGTAGTTAACTCGCTTGGCTCATAACCAAGAGAACATTGGTGCAAATCCAATATCCGCTATTTGATGCGTTTTATGACGCATCATAAATTTTACAATGTTATTGTTACGATTATGTGGCTTGACACAGATAGTATATCGTGAGGTATATAAAGATAGATTTACACCCTATCGCTATAGAAATATAGTCAATTCAAGCAAAACTGACATACCAGTAACTCAAAAGGTTGCGTTTCGCAATTGAGTCTATGCGGAAATAGTATGTATTATAAGGAGCGATAAAGTGATTTAGGGGCGACCGCTGAGAATTACTTTTTGACCGCAAATCAGATAGCTCATGCAAACTTATATGCATATAATGGTGAATCAGGAGGATAAATAGTGCGAGAAATTATTAATCGAGTGCATTATCCATTTATATGAGTATATTACTTATATGAACGTTTAGTAGGGATTATAACTGAAAGACATGAAGGTGTGATGTATTTTTGTTCTCAAAAGGAATGAAAGCGTCTGGTGTAGCACATCTTCTGTAACTTGGACTTAAACTTGTTGTAAAAAAGTAGAATAATATTATCGGGAATGGTGGAATGCCGTTTACGTTTAAAAGGTAAAAGAATATTTATATACTTAAATATTACATACAAAGCGAAAGTCTACACCTCTACATGGTGAAAACAACCTAATTCCATAGTACTTATAAGAGTATAATATGGACATTAATAAGTCTCGCAAGACTTTGAGATGTTTGATCGAGTTTGCACAGTTCTCTTAGCGGAGATTTATAGCACGGCGGTGTTAATGGAATAATAAAATCAGAGTAGTCATGTAGTAAAAGAGAAATGCCACTCTTTCAAAAAGGCGGTTGTGGAAGTTTACTATATATGCGTAAGGTATATAGTGGATACGGAAAGAACTCATAATGTTCTAAAAGAACTTCTGTATAAATGTGTAATCTCAGCATTTATAATAATAATAATGATATATAGCTCAATTGGTTAGAGCGATTGTTTCCGTATGGATTTGGTAGATTTAGGTTCAAAGCCTAATATATCAATTAAGCCAGGAATAATCAAACTCTCTTAAATATACTGGCGATAGGGGACGTTGTGAGATGTCCCCTAAATGAGTTAGAAAGTTGGTAAATTATGTATGTAGAAAAAGATGGAATACCTTATATGCATGATAATGAAAATAAAATCAAAGATAAAATTTTGACAATTCTCTCACATGAAGAATTCACTTTAGCTACAACA